TCCCCCGACATGACCGAACCTGTCAACGAAGACAGTGACGAAAGGATAAAGGATACTAAAGAGTTTTTTAACCAACTAATAGAACTAGAGGAACTAGCCGCCGGTAAAATGGATAAGCGGCTAGCTGCTCTTTCAAGTCTTGCAGGCAGTGTAGGTACTATCCGAAAAAACATGTTAGCAAAAGAAGCTGACGGATTGACTAAAGAGTTTCTTAAAAAAGAAAGATTAGAATTTCAAGAACAGATAGGTACAGTTGTTGATGGTACAAAAGATAGTACTGCTTTTCAAGAGTCATTAGCTTTAGGTGAAATTGGTCGTGATACTAATTTAAAACTTGCAGAAAAGCTTGACTTACAATTAGGTATAATTCCTGACGAACAGCTAGAAGGTAAAGTAAACGAACATATGTCTTTCTACATTTCTCAAGGAAGACCTATGGTTGTAAATGATATTCTAAAGCATTATGGTTCAGATAATGCAACTTCACAAGAGGAGTTTACAGACTACAGACGTAGCACTTTAGACAGTGTTTATCGGACTGTAATATATAACTGGTTAGCATCAGGTGGTGATCCTACTGATCCTCGTTTAGAACGCAAATTATTTGAAAAAGTTTTACCAGTATACAGTAAACAGTTAGATACAGAACAAAAAAGATTTGTTTATACGTTAGAAAAAACTCAGAAAGATGAAAGAATAAGAGTTATAGATGATCGAATTACTGATGCTGTACTAAAGTCTAAATCTAACTTTTATGGTGCGGAAGGTATAGTTGCTCAAGTTAAAGCAGAATACAACTATACCAGTGCACAGGCACAGGACTATGTTTATGAACGTGTGGGAAAATTAGTAGGCAAGAATGTACTTACAGCCGATGAGGGGCTAAGAATAATTGATGAGCTACCTTTTACACCTACTGATCAACCAGATAAAACTTTTAAAAATGTTGATGAATATTTAGATTCTATAAAAAATAAAGATAGTATATTTTATGCTAAAGCTAGTGGTAGAGTTCAGACACTTAGAAAACTTATAAATGATCAGAAAAAAAATAAACATCAAGAAGCAATAGACACAAGTATTATAAGAGCTAGAGAGTTTGAAAGAGACGAAATAGAACCTTTAAAGCAGGCTAGTCTCGATGGTACATTGCAAATCTCACAAATACGAAGTTTGTATGAAGAGTTTACTGATCCTGATGGTTTTTATATAGAAGGTGAAACTTCGATTCCTAAAGACTTGGAAAGCTTCCACAACAAAACACATACAGGTGGCGTAAGAGATAAGAAAGTTTTAACTGCTACTAAATTTGCATCTGAAGTTAACACAGCTATGGATGATGTTGAATTGCTGTACAGAGAAAAACAGACTTTAGAGGCTGTAACTAAACTTGGACTTAGTGATTCTGATGCTGTAAAAAGATTACAGGATGAATTTAAAAGACTATTGTATGGTGAAAATGGTAAAGATCTTGAATCTCTAGAATTTGCTATAGGCTCAGGTCAATATACATTTCAACAACGTCGTGATGAAATTTTTGCGGATATGAAAAATCGGTTTGACGAGATTATAAAAGCTCCAGCCGTAATAAAAATGAGTGATGCTGTTGGTGACTTACTAAGAGTTAGAGATCAGGTTAATAAAAATCCAGATTTACTATATAGTAAGACAGCTCTTGCCGGAGAAGATGTAAATAGGTTGTTTGATTATCTTAATACTGGTGGAGAAAGAAATCCAGAATTAAGACAGTTTTATAAAAATTTACGTTTTAGAGTAATTGAAGATGGTCAAGTTAAAGTACTAAGTGGTTATGAAGCTGCTCAAGTTCGAGGTAAAGAGCTTGGTATTTATAATCAAGAAGGTAAAAAGTTAATGAATTTTAACGCTAAGATTTTAAAAGATCAAAACGCAGTTAACGATGTAGAAAACAAAACTACTCCTCAAAAAGTTAACCGTATATTTTCTCAGGGCGATCAGGCAAAGATGAAAGAGTTTCTAACTCAACACGCTATTAATAGAAGTGGTGGTACAAGTCAAGCCGAAGATGATGGCTACTCTTTTGTTAGAGCTCGCAGATCTTCTGATAGAACAGGTTTAACTGGACTTAGTGGAAGGCAACTTGTTAACCTTGCAAAAAGTGGATCTACAGATTTTGGTCGCTATAAACTTAGTAAAGAGCACATACTAGAGTTAGATAAAGCGGGTAAAATAGATTACAGTAAACCTTTTACTGAAGATAGACAAAGTATGGCTGTTTTAGATCTTATGGCTTTAAATACTAATCGTACAAACTCTATTAGTGGGGCTGTAACTGAAGAAACTAAAAACTTTAGAAAGTTAGTTAATTTTACAAATGAAGAAAACGAGCTTATTAAACAAGTATTTCCTAACTTAAGTGAAAACTATTTTGCTCAGTTTAAAAACTTAGATGCTGAAGTTGCTAAATTAATTCTTAGTGACCTAGAAAGATACCAGCAAAACCTTGACAAATTTATTCAAGAAGATATAGATAGAGACAAAGCAGAAGAATTAAGAAGATCGAAATTAACTAAACGACAATTAAGAGGATTTGATGACTGATTCCGCATCCCAATATAATGGGGTAACTAACGAAAACGTTGATTTAGCGGCTGAACGTGTTGGAGATTATCTAAAAGAAATAGAAGAAAGAGATGCAGCACGAGCAGCAGCTGAAGAAGAAACTTCAGTAAATGAAGAACAAGCCTTAGCTCAACAAGAAGATCCGAGAAACTCGGAAACATGGGGAGCTAAAGCTTTTATAAAAGAGGGTCAGTCCATCCTATCAGGTGGTTTACAAGATACTGCATCCTCTATTGCCACCTTTCCTGAGCGTACAGCAGATGCGTTGTCAGGAGAAATGCAACGAGAGAGGGAAGAGACTGGTACATATAAACCAGAATGGACACCTTTTGACGCATATGATAACCCTATCGAAACTAAAACTTGGTGGGGTAAACAACTTAGAGGTCTAGTACACTTTGGATCTCTAGCAGTTGGTACAATCGCAGCAGCTAAAGGTGTTGCAGCTACAGGAATTGTATCTATACCAGCTGGTTTAACTGCTATAACAAGTAGTACACTAGCTAGAGGTGCAGCTGTTGGTGCTGTGTCTGACCTTGTATCTAAAGAGTCAGACGAGCAGAACGCATTAGGTGCACTACGTGATAGATATGGCTGGGCTGATACCCCTATATCTACAAAGGATACCGACTCTCCTGTTATGATGAAAATAAAAAACATCGTAGAAGGTATGGGTTTTGGTCTATTTTTTGACGGTTTAGCCTACACACTTAAGAAAGGTAGTCAACCTGTAATAGAACAGATTGTCAAACGTAACAAAAGTATAAAAGATCAAACTGTAGAAGCTGGTGTAGCACAGTTGCGTAAAGGAGAAGCTGAATTTAGAGCTGACAAGAACGCACCTATATCTGATGCACACCAAGGAGCACATACATCAGAAGTAGATCCACAGGTAGCTCGTGAACAGTTAGAACAAACTCGTAAGAAGTGGGGACAGGAAGAAGGAGCTACAGGCTCTGTAACCAGACCACTTGAGCGTGAGCGTATAGCACAAGAAGGAGCAACAGACGAAGCTACAGTCGAGCGTATTATGCGTGGACTCATGAGTAGTGACAAGTTTGCTAAAGAACTAGAAGCTGCCAAAGGTAGCAGACAGACTTTAGTTAATACATATAGGGATTCTATTGACGCTCACCAACGAATTACACAAGGTAGAAATGCTGCTGATATGTCTTCTGGTGAATATCTAAAAGAATTACTTGAGGCACAACCTGATATAGTTGATGGAGAAGCTATCTGGACATCTAAAAATGTAGTTGTAGCTGACCTTGTTTTAGGTTCGTTAATGAAACAACTAAGAGATACAGGTATAGCTGCTCGTGAAATAGCTGATCTAGTAGATATTAATGATATAGATGGACCAGCTAAACAAATAGTTGACACTATGCTAACAGCTTTATACGAAACTAAGAAAGCTAGATTTATAAAATCTGATTCTTTTAGAAATTTAAAAGCTGGTAAGCAAAGAAAGGTAGCTATAGAAGATGCTGTTAAGCAGTCAGTTGCAGATTCTAAAGAGTCAATTATGTCGATACTTAAGATTACAAAAGATAATCAAGACGAAGACTTAATGAACGCTATGATAGAAGCCTTTTCTATGATGGATAATGTAAACACTCTTGAGGACTTTGACAACTGGGCTAGAAGAGTTATTAAAGGTGGTAAGTTAAGTGCAAATGACATTGACCGTACTGGTGCTCTTATTAGAGAACTAGAAGGTGTAATGACTAACAGTATACTATCTGGACCTAAAACTCCACTTCGAGCTATTACTGGTACAGCCAGTGCAACATTCTTACGTCCTTTATCTACAGCTTTAGGTGCTGCAATACGTTATCCATTTGATGGTGACGCATCTACAGTACGAGCAAGTCTAGCTGCTATTAATGGCATGCTAGAAGCTATACCAGAATCCTTTACAATATTTAGAACTAAACTTAATTCTTATTGGAAAGGTGATTTAGCTACTATAAAAACTAGATTTTCTGAGTTTAGTCGTGGTGATCAAAACTGGGAGCTAATACGTAGATGGGCAGAAGATAGTGGTAGAGCCAATGCTGGCGATGTAGCTGCATTTCGTGTAGCTAACATGGCTCGTAAAATGAATGATTCTAACTTCCTGACATACTCTACTAAGATTATGGCAGCGACTGATGATGCTTTTGCATACATACTTGGACGTGCTAAGATGCGTGAGAAGTCTATGCGTAGAGTTATGGAGCTACAAGGTAATGGCATACAGACACCTAAGATTACTAAGAAACTAATGAAGGCATACGAAGATGACTTCTATTCACAAGTATTTGATTCTAACGGTAACTTAACAGATGAAGCTACTGCGTTTGCACGTAAAGAGGTTACTCTTACACAGGAGCTTACAGGCTTTGCAAAAGGTCTAAACGATGTATTTACATCTACACCACTAGCTAAACCATTCTTTTTGTTTGCTAGAACAGGTGTAAATGGACTGGCATTGACAGGTAAATATACACCCGGTTTTAACTTTCTTGTAAAAGAGTTTAACGATATTGCGTTAGCTACTAATGCTAACTTAGATATGGTAGGTAAGTATGGTATTACTAATGCTACAGAACTTGCCAATGCTAAAGCTTTACAAACAGGTAGATTTGCGATAGGTGCTGGAGTAGTATTTATGGCTACACAGGCATGGATGCGTGGTGATCTAAACGGTAATGGACCAGTTGACAGACAGAAAAGACAGATGTGGATAGATGGTAAGTGGGAACCAAGAACTATAAAGCTAGGTGCTGTACGTGTTGGTTATGATGCTTTTGAACCATTTAACCTTATTATGTCTACTATAGCTGACGTAGGTGACGCAAGCGAACTTATGGGTGAAGAGTGGACAGAAACTGAACTACAAAAAATTTCGTTGGTTGTAGCACAGGCTATTACAAGTAAGTCTTATCTAGCTGGTATACAGTCATTTGTTGACTTGTTTGCTGGTAGACCCGGCCAAGGGGGACGTATTATATCTGGATTAGGTAACAATATTATACCTATGTCTGGTTTACGTAACGAGCTCGGTAAACTATTTACACCATATATGCGTGAAATAGGATCTGGTATTGACCAGTCAATTCGTAACCGTAACCTAATGACTGAGCAAGTACCCGGTGTAAAACAGCTACCTATAAAGTATGACATGCTAAATGGTCAGCCTATCAAGGACTGGGACTTTTTAACTCGTGCATATAACGCAGTTAGCCCTATTAGCCTTAATCTAGATCAAAGCGTTGGTCGTAATTTTTTATTCGACAGCGGCTATGATTTACGTATGTCTACATATTACGCACCTGATAGTACAAACTTAACAGACGCTCCTAGAGTTAGATCTGAGTTTCAACGCTATATTGGTATGCAAAATTTAGAACGTAAATTAGATAAGATGGCTGTAGATCCAAAAATTATAGCATCTATGGAAAAGATGTATTCTGATATTAAAGCTGGTTTGCGAGACCAGTATGATTCCAGAGACTACTACCATAACATTATGATAGGTAGATTATTTGATCAGGCTCGTAAAAAAGCTTGGGCACAGCTAAGAAATAATCCAGAAGCTATAACATTAATGGAAGAGCTAAGAAAGAAAAGAGTTAGAAAACTAACTAAAAAACAAGAAACTCGTAACATCCTCAACATTTATAAATAATGGCAACAACATTCGTAGATTACACTGGGGATGGAAACGCAACTAAAACGTTTTCTTTCCCTTCTTATAAGGTAGAAGATATTAAAGTAGAAGTTGATAACGTCGTAAAGACAGTTACTACACACTATAATATAACTAGCTACACAACAACAGGTGGTGGTAATGTTGTTTTCACATCAGGCAACATACCAGCAAGTCCAGCTTCAATTCGTATCTACCGTAATACAGACGTAGACACTGCTAAGGCAACTTACACAGCTGGTTCTTCCGTTAAGGCGGCAGATCTTAACAACAACATGACGCAGTTATTATACGCTGCACAAGAAGAACAGAATCAAACAATAATAGCATCTGATATAAAAGATGGTGTTATAACCAGTGCTAAGATAACAGACGGTACAATAGTTAATGCTGATGTAAATGCGTCAGCTGCAATAGCTGGTACAAAAGTAACTCCAGCATTTGGATCACAAAACGTATCTACAACAGGTACAGCAGCTACAGGTGCTCTTACAGTTACAGGTACAATAGCTGTATCTAGTACTGTAGACGGCAGAGATGTAGCAGCAGACGGTACAAAATTAGATGGTATAGAATCCTCAGCTACAGCAGATCAGACAGCAACAGAAATAAAAACTCTTTATGAATCAAATGCAGATACAAATGCACTAACTGATGCAGAAAAAGCAGTAATTAATGGTGTAACAGCTACAACTGCGGAAATAAACAAATTAGATGGCGTAACCGCATCTACAGCAGAATTAAATATTTTAGATGGCGTAACCGCTACAGCTACAGAGCTAAACATTATTGATGGAGTTACTGCTACAACAGCAGAACTTAACTATGTTGACGGTGTAACTTCTAACGTACAAACACAGCTTGATGGTAAGCAACCATTAGATTCTGAGCTAACAGAACTAGCTACAATGGGTAGCGGTACTGCTGGAGCTTTAGCTGATCTAAACACAGCAGAAGTACAAACTCTGGATGGTCTAACATCATCTACAGCAGAACTAAACTTATTAGATGGTAAGAGTATTGTTACAACGATTGGTGGTAGTGCAACTGATGTACAGATACCGTCAGCTCAAGCTGTTAACGAACGTATCGTAGAAGTTGTAACAGAGGTAGGTGGTTTTGTACCCATACCTAACGAAAACAACTTCCCAGACGCTAACCCTGACATCAATGATGGAGCTGGTACTATTGTTAGTATCAAAGCTTTAGCAGCTAACCTTGTTGCTAACGGCAGCGGTGTAGCTACTATAGCGAATGGTAACGTCAGCAGCAATGCTACAATTACTATTAACGGATTAACCGCTGGCTCAACTACAGCAGCTGGATTAGGTATATTAGTAGAAACAACATCTACATTACATACATACGTATTTCATAGACAAGTTGTAGACTCTACAGGTGTAAGTAATGCACAAACACTTGTTAGTGACTTTAACGACAGATATCAAATCAGTGCTAGTGCTCCTAGTACTCATCCAGACGGTTCGGCACTAGGTGACGGAGACCTATGGTTTGATACGTCTACAAATATAATGAAAGTGTATGACTTAGGTAACACACAGTATGATGCTGTTACTTCAGTTGGAGACTTTAAACTACTTACAGTTGTACCTGACGGAGCTACATCAGGCACACCTACATTTAATGGTAGTATTGTATCATATGATTTAAGAGATAGTGGAGTTGCTGCTAACGTCACAAGCGTTGGACAACTTATAGTCAGTCTTAATGGTGTAATACAGAAACCAAACAGTGGCTCATATAATGCAAGTAACGAAGGATTCTATCTAGAAGGAACTAACGGAATCAAATTCTGTACAGCTCCAGCTGCTGGATCTAGTTTATTTGCAACATTAATCGGTGCAGCTACATCAATAGGTACACCTAGTGATAATACAGTAACAGAAGCTAAATTAACATCTGATTCTGTAAGTGAAGCTAAATTAAAGGTAAGTAATAGTCCAGTGAATGGATATTTTTTATCAGCACAATCTGGTAATACAGGTGGCTTAACTTGGGCAGTAGTAGATTTAACAGCACTTAGTGCAGCTAACTTGACATCTGGTACTATACCTGATGCACGCTTCCCTGCAACTTTACCAGCTATAAGTGGAGCTAATTTAACAAATTTAGATGCTGCTGATTTAACATCTGGAACTATTCCTGATGCAAGATTCCCTGCAACTTTACCAGTAGCAGATGGATCAAACCTTACAGGTTTAGCTTCTACAACTGCTGGCGGAGCAATATATGAAAACAGTCAAACAATCAGTGCAAACCACACAATTCCAGTTGGGTCGAATGGAATGAGTGCTGGACCCGTAACTGTAAACAACGGGATAACTTTAACTATCAGCAATGGTAGTGCTTACACAATAGTTTAATTATGGCAATAACAATTAATGGAAACGGAACTATCACAGGCTTATCTTCCTTACCTGATTCTGCTATGTCTGCGGGGTCAGTAATACAAACAGTCACAGGTACAACAAGTACACAAGTTACAGATAATGATACGACTGCAATAGATACTGGCTTATCTGCAACAATTACTACTACAAGTAATAACAATAAAGTTATAGTTTTAGTATCTCAAGATCTTTGGGTACAGAGATATAACACCATTGGAACCTTTGCAGCTTATATAAAACTACTTAGAGATTCTACAACTCTTCTAACACAAATAGCTGGAGGGGGTGATTCTCATTCAAGTGGAGATGCTTGGAATAGTGACTTTGGTACTCATGGAATAATATGTCAAGATAGTCCCGGAAATGCTGGGTCGTACACATATAAAACACAATTTTATTGTAATAGTTCCAGTACTGTTGCTTATACACAAATGAGTGGTACTCAAACTTCGACTATTACTTTACTGGAGATAAAAGTATGAGTTCAATAAAATTAAAACATTCGGGTGGTAACAGCGTATCGCTTAACCCACCTACATCCGCACCTACATCTAGTGACGTAGCTTTTAAGTTACCTAATGCTGATGGTAGTACTGGTCAGTACATGAAAACTGATGGATCGGGTAATTTATCTTTTGCAACTGTAACAGATCCGACTATTGGAATTTCAAGAACCCATCAAACCACTGCTCTATCTGGTGCTACAAACTATGATGTAACTATTCCTACAGGTTGTTTTCAAGTTGATTTTTCTGGTGTAAATATTTCAACTAGTGGTTCTGGAACTCCAGT